CAGGAGTGACCCCATACCCTTCGGGTATGTAGGTCATTTTACTACGCACACTATCTAGTGCACGAAACCAGCGCGACGGTAGCAGCAGCCTAACCAACTGCGTGCTAACGGTATCGCTTGCATTAGAGAGGTCGAGAGTAGCAAACTCTCTCAACACAGAGTTCTCCTTCGCCACCTGGCGATGGATATCCTGTGCTCTTCCCAGATCCCAACCGGTCGCGCTTCTCAGGCGCTTCCTTAGAGATTGACCGTAGCCCAGCTGATAATAGACATTGATTGACGGTTCAACCGCAATCGAACGATCTATTAGAGCAGTCTTAGGCACCGTTGCAAAACGGTTCCCACGGACAAAGGAAAGCTCTCCACCTCGTGAGGCGACAGATGTCGCCCACAAGGTTCCAACCCAATTAAGGAGATGGAACCCAACCGAGGAGGTTAGAGTCGGGTTACTAGTCATCTTATCCGGGACTGTGATCAGTTTCCCAATATCGGCGTAAGTCGACTTCGGCCCAAATCTCCCCTTCAGAGTATCCAGGGAGGGGGGCGCGGCACCAATCCATGAAAGGATAATTTTCCGGCACTGCCCGATAAAGGCATATACCGCTAGGTCCGAGTCAGCTGTGAGGTACACTGACTTTTCGAACCCAGATAACCTTTCATTAGTCTGGTAGCACTGCTTCTCGCCTGCTAACCATTTCGCAATGGTTGGCGTTACGCGATCAACGCCAGGAAGATCCATCTCGAGCTTGCGCAAGAGTTGGGTTGCCTGACAATCGCGAAAATAGGCTTCCGCAGTAAGATAATGACCAGGCTCGGGAGGTTTTAGCTCCACAATCGCCTTCCAGTCGCCATGTCTCAACAGTATCGCTACTGCGAGACTACGCGCTGTGCCGATCTGCTCCATAACAGGAAGCAGGAGACGCAAACTGAGGTTTAGCGCCTTAATGACCATTTAAACGCTCCTTGGGGTGACTAGCCTCGGGGAGCGTAGCCCGCTTGGGCCGCCGACTTCGTCAGCGAGGCTGCCACCAGGTTGAAAGCCTGGGCGACAGCCTCGTTGATTTCAGACGACGGGATGCCTTGCGGGACGGTCATGGTGCCGCTGAACACAGTCGAATCCTTCGACGAGTAGAGCGTCGTGGTCGAGTCCTGGGTCGCGTACGGCCGGGTGATCTTGAAGATCACCTGCCGCGCGGTCTTCGGACCGTTCCACTTCGTCTGCAAGACGAAGACCGGGCGGAGTCCCACGGGGAGCCCCGCAACCGCACCCGTGTCTTGGCGCCAGACGGCCGGCGAGGAGTCCCCGCCGGAGCCGCTGATGGCGTCGTACACGATGTCGGTCGTACCGTCATTCTTTTTGACGGTGATGTTTGCCATGGCAGGCATGAGCTAATCCTTGATTGGATGGGTTTATGAAATGGTACTACCCGTGCTTCGGCGCATGAATGTCGTCCCACAGGGTATAAGCCCGAGGGTTCCGACGCATGCGCTGAGGCGTCACGTCAGCATTCCTCCCCAGCCCTTGGGCCAGGAGGGAAGCAGCAGTGACGCCACGGGAAAGTGACCATTGCTTCGGGATCTTCATCGAGGGCGCATAGAGGAAAGCAGGCCAACCGGCACGCCGGTTAGCTATCACATGTTTTCCACTGATAACCTGGATCTGCGGAGAGAATTGCGGGGCCGGTAAAGGCCTCGGAAAAATCTTACAGTCCCTGGTCCAGTCGATCACAAACTTGCGTCCATGGTACTGACCCGTAACAGTACAACCTAGGAAATCGGTAAACCGCCTTAAGCAGTCCCCAACATCCACAAACCAGTCCACCACGAAAGAGAAGGGAACAAGTTCCCAAGCCACTGAAGCAGGGTTGGTCAGACCACTGATCTCCAGCATATTCAGGTTCGGATTCGTGACAGCAAACTCGGCCCCGATGTAGAACACGCAATTATGTGCAAGCACCGTTTTATTGGTGTTGTACGGCGGATCTACACTAGAATCGAGCTCTTTGACGTACGAATCTTTAACTGATCCCTTGTAGTGGAACGCCGGCAACGGCTGGGAGAGGATCTCCATAGCCGTGTACACATCTTTCACTAAGGGTTCCCACCCAAAGTGAAACTCTAGCCAATTCTGGCCGAGTGTCTTGAAGATAGACGCTCCTCTCGGAACATACTTCTTCTTCAACAGACGCGCTGCACCTCCAAAGTCGCCTCTAGAGATGGCTTTCGCAGTGCCGAACAATGTAACACAGGAGTCCACAAGCATCTTACGAGTCTGGTTGTACTCGCCAAGGCTTGCCCCAAGCTGCAACGTTTTCTCATTGACTTTCTCCCGCATCTTCTCATAAGCCGCTTTGTAATTGGCTTCTGAATAAGCGCCGGGGAAATAGTCATGTTGATCCGTTGCGCCATAGGCGGAGATGTAGTGTCCAATCGTTTGGGCTGTACTATACTGAGAAAAATAGTCCAGGGGGCGATCGACAGGTTTTGCCTGACGATAACCATTCCGGGCCATATACCAAGTATAGATCTGGCCGTTATGCGATTGTTCACTAACATTAACCCCTGGTGTGATTGGCAGAGCCAAAACACAACCTCCTTTCTGTGAATTGCGGTTTCCGCAATGACACAGCGCCGCGTTACAGCGGCGGCCCTTGCGGGCTAGAGAGTATGGTCCCCCTCCTCTTCATCGCCGACCCCGAGGGGCCGGCGGTATACCAAAGAGGCCGCCATGACCGCGTCGTGAAGCATCCGTAACCTGAAGTTCAACTCCTCTTGGGAGATGTTCTCAGGGAGCGGCACAATCTCAGATCCCTGCATCGCTGCAAGAGTCTGAGAAAGGGAATCATACACCCACTCAGCCCAACCCTTAAAAGGGTCGGAAAACTGATAAGGGAGTAAGTCCCATTGCAACCGATTTGGCATGGTACCTCCTTGGAGAGGAGAGG